ACATCATCAGAAGTGGCATGACTTTCAATCATTATTTCAGAACTATACTCCGATTTATGCAATATTTTTATGAGAGAAGTGGATAATCTCAAGCAATCAGAAGCTAATATGCTCGAGGTATTCCCAAGAACTCCTTGGAACATGCCTTCTGGACTGTGCATAACTCTGTTCTCGTGGTCAATCGGTGAACTTCTATCATTTAGATAGTTAATCATCTTTGTTACCTGATTGTTTGGACTTCCCACTTTTTCAATAATTCTTATCAATCCATCAGGAAATTTTATCATCTTCTTTGTGAAGAGTTTCAGTTGATGCCTCAGGATCATTCTAAGTACAGGGTTACTCATTCTAGAGCCAAGAACAAGATACAAAACATAACTTAGTTGAGATGGTCCCCACTTTGAGCAATCAGCATTATCAAAAAAATAACCCCTCTCTGCGGTGAATTTTTTGTGCATTATTTTTACTATAGAGTCCTTGTCCTTTCTCTCTATCAAGTTCGTTGAGTCCAAGTTTTTATGTTCAACAGCTCGCTGAAGTCTAGCAATTGATTCTATAAAATAAGATGATATTCGCATTGGAGAATTTAGGATTGCTATCTCTCTTGGTCCTATCTCTCCCTTTGGAAACATCCTTGCAACAAATGGATAATTATTTTTTGAATTATACAACAATATTGGCATCAAACTGGTTGGCATTGATAATAGAGTCTTGGGTTCATAATAATTCATTGAGCTAGAAGAAGTCATGAAAGCTTCCATGTTCTCCATTGTTGTTACATAGCATTTTGATGACTGATTGCCCGATATCTTCTTGCCATCATGCTCAGATCTTTGAATGAATCCACCCTTTGCTGAGGTAGATCCCTTGTTGTTCATGACCTCAGCAATATTCAATCTGAATATAGATGAATCCATGTCATATTTCTTTCTAATCACCTCACTGAATGACCCTTCTCTGTTCAATTCACTGTTCAACACTGATAAAGCTACAACCATGATGTTAGGTTTATATAGCCCATAACCATCAACTTCCAGATTCATAATTTCAACATCAAAGTCAACAATTTCATTATTAGCTGACTGCCGCAATATTCTGTCCTTTTCAGAAAGGAATCTCTCATGAGCATCTAATGATTTCCTGAGCACCAATGTCTCATCTAGCAATTTGTTGTTCCTCTCCATAGTCAACAATCTACATATATACAAAGAATTGTATACATTTTGCTCAGATGGTATGCTGTTCTGTTCATGTGGAAATGCTATGTTCCAATTTGAAAATCTTTCAGTACCTAACTGTGTTCTTGTCTCTGTCCTGGTGGTGTAATTTGTTAACATTTCTGCTTTCAGGTTGCTATTGGATAAGAGCTTCACACAAGAAAATGTTTTTATTGCTCTTAAGAATATCAGCTTCTCAATATGTGAAGAGGGTTTGTAAAAACCATCCTTATGAAATTCGAATGATTTGAATAAGCCTCTCATGCTCTTTTTCACTCCTGTTGAGTTCACAAATAAATACCTAATGCACTCTGAAGCTTGTGAAAACCCTGATCTATTTATCAGCATTATCATAGCTATTTCATAGGTTGATGTTGGTTTTGCTGTGTTGGCAAGAGATGTTTCAAAATACTGGCTAGAATAAGATAGGTATTTCATGTATACTGTGGACATCCAATTCAACATGGGGGGTGACATGTTAAACCAGTCTGTGCTCATACATGTCCTTAAATTCTTTATTAGAAAGCCATTGTCTGATTGTAGACATCCATGAATGCAGCAAGCTGTATCATTGAGTTCAGATGTGGAAAATGTCAAAGTGTTAAATGATATGGCACATCTGTCTGAGATGTTTGAAAAGAACACACTGTGTCCTTTCCTTGATTTTGCCACCTTTGAGCTCATTAGTATTGATTGAGCGACTTCTTGGTGTATTGACATGAGGTGTGATATTTTCTTGTCAGAAATTTCTTTGTGAGTCTTTCTCATTTGTTCAAGAATATATTTTTTTGT